AAGATGCAAAGATTGCAATAGAGAAATAACAGGACACGAAACTAGAACAGTGACCTGTGGTTGTTCTAACATGGCAACTATTCGTGGAGATAAGATTTCAGCAGTTGACTTATCTCGTGTTGTTATGCTAAACTCATTAAAAGAAAATCAAACCAAAAGTGTTTTGAGTTCTCAAGATCTTGCTTTTCAGGAAGCAAGAAGACAACGCAAAGTTCGTAAATTGGACTTTGAAATCCGTTAGTATTCAACTTGTAATACTCTTGTCAGTATTCAATACATAATACTCAATCTGGAAAGGTGGTCGAGTGGTTGAAGGCTCCAGTCTTGAAAACTGGCGAAGTGAAAGCTTCCGTGGGTTCGAATCCCACCCTTTCCGTTTTAAATTTAATATTTTCTTCAACAGTGTTACAGGATGAACACATTTTGTTGACAGTCAAAATCTCGTGATTAGTATATATTAGTAATACGAATCACAAAAATGGATCAACACACCTACGATAATTGGGTGAAGATCAAAGAAACTTTCGAGTCTTCTGGAAATACTGATAATATGTTCTACAAGAGAGCAGTAGAAATAGTAAAGACCCGAAGAGATCCCCTTGCCAAATTTCTTGGAGATGAAAAGTGATGGAACCTCACGATGAATATATCAGTCGTTCTGAAGTTCAATATATGATCGATCAAGCGATTGACAAACACAATAAAACTGCTACAATTATCTCAGCAGCAATCGGTTCGGTTCTGCTTTTCTTCTATGCTCACGGAGTCATTGCCATTATAGATAGAGTACGATGAGACATCTTGCTGGAGTATTGCTGAACAATCAAGTATTCTTATTCATTTTATGTTACCTCTTGACTATGGTTCCAATCTTGGGTATAATGTTCATACACAAAAACAAATAACGGGGTGTAGCTCAGTTTGGTAGAGCGCTGCTTTTGGGAAGCAGAAGTCGTAGGTTCGAATCCTGTCACCCCGATTAATATATGATTTTTATGGAAAATATTATTGCATCTCCATCTATTTTTTATCCTACTCGTATTGATGATGAATTATTCGATTTGATTCTTAAAAAAGTTAATCAATTATCTGTTGAACAAGATGCTCTTATTGACCATAATGATGCTATCGATGCAAATATTCGCAAATCAAAAGTAAGATGGTGGGGATCTAATCACTGGGTAACTTCTATTTTTTCTCATTATTTCAATCTTGCAAATGTTAATAACTGGGAATATGATCTTTCTTACTTAAGTGAAATTCAAATTACCAAATATACTGCAGGTGGATTTTATACATGGCATTGTGATTATGGTGTTAGAGATGATGCATATAAAAATACTAGAAAGTTAAGTGCTAGTCTTCTTGTATCAAATCCGAATAATTTTGTTGGAGGTGATTTGGAATTTATAGGGTATGATGGTAAAAAAATAACAGCACCTAGAGAAATGGGATGTATGACTATCTTTGATTCTAGATTACCTCATAGAGTAACTCAACTTACAAGTGGTGAACGAATATCACTTGTTGCCTGGATGTGTGGACCTAAACTTAAGTAATTTTTATGGAAGAACTTCAATCATTTACTGTGGAAGAGTTTCAAAAAGATTTTGATAATCTTATGAATAGAGTAGAGCAGGGAGAATCATTTATTATTACAGATGGAGAGAACAGTGCAGTGATAGTTCCCTACAACGAAACCATAAAGTACGCAGTAGAATCAAGAGTGGATGACGAACTGATACGTCTCCACACAGACCACGAAGAAGGTTCGTGATTTTATTGGGAGTATAGCTTAATGGTCAGAGCGCCCTGCTTATAACGGGGTAGTCTGGGTTCAACTCCCAGTACTCCTACCTTGCTGGTTTAGCTCTCTGGAGAAAGCACTGCCCTCATAAGGCAAGACAGGTCGGTTCGATCCCGACAACCAGCATAGGACACCACTTCAAGTGTCCACCTTGACTTCTCCAAGTCAAACCCTTATAATACTAAGGTCAACATTCAAAAAAATGACTCTCAATTCCAAATTCAAGAAAGATATCCAGACTCTTCGTGGTGCAGCAAACGGTGAATTTTATCTTGATGTAAAGAATCCGAAACTTTACAAAAAAGTTCGTCGGTACTATGAAGGTGAAGGTGTGGTATTCTCTGGTGATCCTCTCGATGACTATGAAATGCTGATGGAATATGTGTATAGTGATCTGGAATCCGTTGAGGTTGCGTGATGAAGGTAGTGAGGAAACCAACTGTTCTTATGGAACGTTTTCCTTATCGTTATATTCAAGTTGGCACCTTGGAAATTAATGGTAAACCCGATTGCCGTATTCAAAAAGTAGATTCTTATACAGGTCGTTATCGAGATATGTATCTCTGTGATAATGAAATGCAGTTAATGACTGCTATGGAAGACTTTGAATACACCAAATGGTTAGATCCAGATCGAGTTCCTTGTTATGTGAGAGACAATGATGAGTAAATAGTCACGGAGAGACTTTAAAAGCACTGGTCGGGAGCAAACCCCTAATGTCTAAATCTGATTTACTTCGGTGGATTGGAAACATTCTTCTCATAATTGGTTATCAAACTATGTTATGGGGAGAATTTAAATATGGTTTAATGATAAAGGTTGTTGGGGGATTACTCACAGTTCCTTTTGCCATTAAACTTAAACTTTGGGATGTATTATTCTTATGTGCATTCTTTGGTATTACCGAGATATCAAAGTTAACCCAACTTTTCTTAGTTTCACAAAACTAAGTGGTGGAGTCAAGTATGACCCTATTAGGTTTCTTGCCATTCCTTTAAAAGGCAAGTGGTGCGGATGGGGAAATTCTTTCTCCGCCTGGTTTCCAATTTCCAGTCAAAGAATTGGTGGCGAGCCTGAGTTACCGAAGAGGGGTTTACATGACCCCTCTTTTTTCGTATAATAGATAGTACAGAGATTATTAATTCTTTATGAGTCAATATGTAAAGAAAGCACTTGTTCTTGGTGCTGGTGGTTTTATTGGAAGTCATATGGTCAAAAGACTTCGTGCAGAAGGATACTGGGTTCGTGGTGTGGATCTTAAACACCCTGAGTTCTCAAGAACTGAAGCAAATGAATTTATAGTTGGTGACCTGAGGGACGTTGCGTTTGTTGAAAGAGTGATTCAATATAAAGGTGATAGAGGAAACTTCTACAACTTTGTTCCTTCACGATATCTTCAGGCATTTGATGAGATCTATCAGTTTGCTGCTGATATGGGTGGTGCAGGTTTTGTCTTTACTGGTGAGAATGATGCAGATATCATGCATAACTCTGTTACCATTAACCTGAATGTTCTTGAGTCTGTAAGGAAGTTTAATGATTTTCTTGGCAAGAATGTAACTAAGATCTTCTACTCTGGATCTGCTTGCATGTATCCAGAGCATAATCAACTTGATCCTGATAATCCCGATTGTCGTGAAGAGTCCGCTTATCCTGCTAACCCAGATTCTGAATATGGATGGGAAAAACTCTTTTCAGAAAGGTTGTATTTTGCTTATCATCGCAACTATGGTATTCCTGTACGTGTTGCTCGATACCACAATATTTTTGGACCAGAAGGTACTTGGACTGGTGGTAGGGAAAAAGCACCTGCTGCTATCTGTAGAAAAGTAGCAGAACTTCCTCTGGTTGGTGGTACAATTGAGGTATGGGGTGATGGAGAACAGACTCGTTCATTCCTCTTTATTGATGAGTGTATCGAAGCAACTCGTCGTATGATGGATTCCAACTTTATTGGTCCTGTGAATATTGGATCTGAGGAGATGGTTACCATTAATCAACTGGTAGATACAGTTGCTAAGGTTGCTGGCATTCCTGTAAAGAGACAGCACAAACTTGATGCTCCTCTTGGTGTTCGTGGTCGCAATAGTAACAACGATATTATCAGAAAAGAGTTAGGATGGGATTACTCCATGACTCTTGAAGAGGGAATCTCTAAAACTTATGCATGGATTAAAGAACAGGTAAACGCAATTATTTGATTATCATGAACCGTATTAAAGATTATTCAGAACTTGAAGATCGTATCGTATTTTGGTTAAAAGATTACGCACGTAAGTACAGTATTAAAGCATTTGTGATTGGTGTTTCTGGGGGCATTGACTCTGCAGTATCATCTACTCTTGCTGCTAAAACAGGTCTTCCTGTGTATGCTGTGGGTATGCCAATTCATCAGAAAGAAGAGCAAGAAACTCTTTCTGATGGCCATCTTGAGTGGCTTCAATCAAACTTTAGTAATGTAATCACCAATAAGTTTGATTTGACGAAAGTATTTGAAACATTCAAGTTTACGATGGGAGAACTTGGCACAGATCCGCATTCACTTGCCAATACACGTTCCCGTCTTCGTATGGTGACTCTTTATCAGGTTGCTACATCAGTTGGTGGTATTGTTGTTGGTACTGGAAACAAAGTTGAAGATTATGGTGTAGGATTTTATACTAAATATGGTGACGGTGGAGTTGATATTGCTCCTATCGCAGATCTCTATAAGACTGAAGTTTGGGAACTTGGCAGGCATTTTGGTGTAGATCAACGCATTATTGATGCCTCTCCTACAGACGGACTTTGGGATGATGGAAGAACCGATGAAGATCAGATCGGAACTTCATATGCTACACTTGAGTGGGTAATGGATTCTGAGATTATGAAGGGTGGAACTGAGTTTGCACAAACTCTTACACAGTGGAAAGGTATTACCATTACCGAAGAACAAAAGGTTGCGATCAGGCAATATGCAAAGTTTAATCAACAAAATCAACACAAAATGAATCCTATTCCTACATTCAAACTATGAAAATTGGCGTAATTGGTGCTGGCAGACTTGGTATTTGTTTTGCCCTGTTGTGTGAAGCAGCAGGGTATGACGTTCTTGTTTCAGATATCCGAGAGGATTATGTGAATGATTTGAACGAAAGAAAGATCAAGACCCATGAACCAGAAGTAGAAAATCTTCTCAAGGTTGCTAAAAACTTTAGGGCAACAACCAACAACAAAGAAGTGATTGAAGAGTGTGATTTGATTTACACTCTTGTTGCAACTCCCTCTCTTGAAGATGGTTCTTATGATGTTTCTTCAGTTTGGCAAGTCGTAGATGATTTCCAAGATGTAACTGCAGTAAAGTACTTTGTTGTGGGATGCACTACTAATCCTGGAGATTGTGCTAACTTTAAAAAGCAACTACCAAGTAATGTAAAAGTTTTCTATAATCCAGAGTTTATTGCACAAGGATCAATTATTAATGATCTTCGTACCGCTGACATGGTTCTTCTTGGAGCAGATCCATTCTCAAATAATGATAGGATTATTTCTGATATCAAAAGGTTGTATGAAAAGATTCAAACAACCCGTGCAATCGTATGCTCTATGTCCACCACAGCAGCAGAGATTACCAAGATTGCTATCAACTGCTTCTTAACCACTAAGATCAGTTATGCAAATATGCTTGGTGATGTTCTTCATCATGCTGGTTGTGGAGATGAAGTTAGTACTGTGTTGACTGCTGTTGGAACCGATAGTCGTATTGGTAGAAAATATCTTGGTTATGGATTTGGATATGGTGGGCCTTGCCTTCCACGAGATAATAGATCCTTTGCTGCATTTGCCAAGAAGGTTGGATTGGAATATAATCTTGGTACAGTAACTGATGAAATCAATAATCAACATGCAATATTTGTGTGTGATTATTTTGAGAAGATGAATCAGAACAAAAAACCTTTTTACTTTGATTCCATCACTTATAAAAAAGGAACTGATATTCTCACAGAAAGTCAGCAATATCGTTTGTGTTTAGATCTTCTTGATCGTGGATATACTGTTTATATTCATAATGACAAGAAAGTTACTGATCAAATTTATGATTACATGACAACTTCTTATGGTGATAGGGTTAAGTTTGTGGATAAGCAAGAGAACATTACTGAACCATACTTTGTGGTAAATCTATGATTGGATATAATCGACTGGGAGTGAATGGAAGATTTGGAAATCAACTCTTCCAATATGCTGCTCTCCGTGGAATAGCAGCAAAACATGGATATGAATGGTGCATTCCTGAAGATAGTGCAAGAACTGCAAACTATGGGATGCATCATCCATTCAAACTAAAACATCTAAAGAATGTTGGTCAGGTGCCTTATCCTACTCGGGATGAGGCTCATTTTCATTTTGATGAAGACTTGTTCAATACCTTCCAAGATAATATGAACTTGGATGGATATCTTCAGAGTGAAAAATATTTCAAACATATTGAAGATGAAATCCGTGAGGACTTTGAATTTATTGATGAGATTCAAAAACCTTGTAGAGAATTTATTGAACAGTTTGAAAAGGTAATCTTCTTACATGTTCGTCGTGGTGATAATGTAGGTAGAGAACATCTTCATCCAGTTCCAACATTCGACTACTACTCAAAGGCACTTGAGTACTTTGATGACGATGCTATGGTTCTTATTTGTAGTGATGATGTTACTTGGTGTAAGGAGCAAGAGTTTTTCTCTGGAGAGAGATTCTTGATTAACGAGAGTGTAGAGCAATATTCTCATAAGTGTATGGAGGGTGATGGTGTTTATCGTAATTCTTTCATTCCATATACTGACTTGTGCTTGATGAGTTTGTGTAATGGTGCTATTATTTCACCAAGCACTTTAAGTTGGTGGGGTGCTTGGTTACAAAATCCTCGTACAAATCCTGTGGTCGCACCTGATCCTTGGTTTGGTCCCCAACTATTAAAAGATAACGATACAAAAGACTTACTTCCCGATGATTGGATTAAACTATCTTGGTAGAATGGGACAACTGGGGAACCAGATGTTTCAATATGCTGCTGTAAAAGGAGTTGCAAGAAATAAGGGATATCAGTTTACTATCCCTCAACATGATAATGCAGTTAAAGATTCCTTAGGAAATATTCTTAAGATTGAATTGTTTGAAGCATTTGATATTCAACCTGATAGTGTTGGATTTCTTATGGCAGATGCCGCTCGTAGTGAAATTGATTTTTCTTTTGACGAAGATCTTTTCAATAATTGTCCTGATGGAGTTTCTCTTGTTGGTTATTTTCAGAGTGAAAAGTACTTCAAGCACATAGAGGATGATATCCGAAAAGATTTTACTTTTAAGAAAGAGTATTATGATGCATGTGAGGAAGCAAAACCTTTATTAGATAATCCGATTGCCTTGCATATTCGTAGAGGTGATTTCTTGATTAATTCTGGCAATCACTATAATCTTTCTCTTAGTTATTATGAAAATGCTTTGAAAGAGTTTGATGATGACAGGCAGGTAGTTATATTTTCTGATGATCCTAAGTGGTGTAAGGAGCAAAAACTGTTTGAAAACGATAGGTTCTTAGTTGCAGAAACTGGACATCCTTATGTTGATATGTGTCTAATGACTTTGTGTTCTGATTATATTATTGCTAACTCTACATTCTCTTGGTGGGGTGCTTGGTTATCTCAAAATAAAAATAAGATCGTTATCTATCCAGATAAATGGTTTGGTCCAAATAATATAGATAAATCTACTAAAGATTTGTTCCCTGAAGAATGGAGAATGGTTAATGAAAACTGATTTAAAGAATACAACTTTTATTATTCCTTTAAGAATCGATACTGGTGACAGACTTCGTAATGTAATTCTTACCACAGCATATCTTCTCCATCACTTTGATACCAATGTGCTCATAAAAGAAGTTGATTCTGAGCATAGATTCGAAGAGTATGCACTACCTATAATCAAAAGGTTAGTTGATACGAGTAATCTTCGACATATCTTTGAAGAAGAAACCAGAACAGATGATTCGTTTCATCGAACTAAAGTTCTGAACGATATGGTGATGGAAGCATCTACTGAGATTGTAGTAAACTATGATACTGATATTATTCTTCCATTAGATTCTTATACCCAAGCAGTTGAAATGCTTAAGGGAGATTATGATGTTGTCTATCCTTATCGTTTTGGAAACCATGGAGAGAGAAAAGTAAATCTTGGATTTACAATTGAAACTCAAGAGGACATGGATAACTTTGAGACTGATGATTTTGTTTCTAGATTTATTGGATCTGGATATAGCTGTACTTGTTTTGATGATCGATTCTTTTATTATCCCAGTAATCAAGGATTAGGTTGGGCTGAGTATGGAATGGTTCAGTTCTTTAATCGTCAAGTCTATATTGATGGATATTTGGAGAACGAAGGGTTTATTGCTTATGCTCCAGAAGATGTAGAAAGGCATCACAGATGGAAAGTTCTTGGTTATAATATTGGTAGAGTTGATAATCATGCTTATCATTTAGAACATCAGAGAACTCAAAACTCCTGGTATCATAATCCACACATGCAGAACAATAATCAGTTGTGGGAATACCTGAAGAGTCTTACAAAGGAACAATTAATTGAATATTATAAGAATCAAGATTATGTGAAGGAGAGAATTAAATGAATTGGCATCTAGTAACCTATGCAGATGAAAACTTTGTAGATCAACAAAAGTTCCTTCATCAAACACACAGTGAAGGGTTTGTACATCATCCTTTCAATAGAGAGAATTTAGAAAAAACAGAGTTCTATCAGAACAATAAACAGATTCTTGATGAATCTACAGGTGCTGGATGGTGGATTTGGAAACCTTATTTCATCCTTGATGTGATGAAATCTGCAAATGAGGGAGACTTTATTATCTACTGTGACTGTGGAGATATGTTTTCCCCTGGATTAAAATCCTATGTGGAGTCAACAGTTTCTGATGACGCTTGTTTACTTCTTGTTGGAAACAATATCAATGGACACTATACAAAACGAGATTGCTTCATTAAGATGAACTGTGATGAAGAAGATTATCATAACTCCAATCAATTGGAAGTTGGATTTATGGTTTGGAAAGTATGCCAACAATCAATAGATGTAGTTTCTGAATGGTTAAACTACTGTACAGATTATCAGATTATTAATAATGAACCCAGTGTTTTAGGTGAAGAGTTGTCTGGATTCGTTGCTCACAGAAATGATCAAAGTGTACTAACTAATCTTGCAATTCGTGATGGACTTACTGTTGGTGGAGCAGAATATAGAAACTATGTAGAGTGTGATTATGATTATTGGTATGAACGGGGTGGAAGAGGTTTTGGTAGGGAAATTGATTCATTCTTGATGAGGATCAAAAATGCATAGTATAGTTCTTACTGTTCATAATAAGGAGTGGTTGATTGGTAAGGTAATTGAAGGCATCGTCCTTAATACAACAGAACCTTATGAACTTATTGTTGTAATTGATGGATGTACTGACAACTCTGAGAAAGTTATCTGGGATACTCTTAGTGGAACTCCAGTTAACAAAAAGTTTATCTATGCTCCTGATGTCTTTGAAACAACTGCAAATAATCTTGGAATGAAAGCAGCAAAAGGTGATAAGATTATCATCGTTCAAGATGATATGATTATCAAAGAAAAAGGTTGGAATGTTAGAATGGAAAAACCTTTTAACGCATTTGATGATGTCTTTGCCGTAACTTCAAGAACTGCACATAACTGGGTGTTCAATACTAACAGTCAGCATCTAGGGATGGAAGAAGATCTTGATACTTGTTGGTGTGATATTGTAGATCATGTTGACCACGCAGATAGGAAACAAGGACTTCCAAGAGATGTATTTGCTGTTCGTTGTTCAGTAAATCGTGGTCCTTTGATGATTGACCATGAAGATCTAAAGAAACTGAACTATCTTGATGAGGCATTTGCTCCTCAGGATATGGATGATCATGATCTTTGTTATCGTGCATATAAAGAACTTGGTAAAGTTGTTGGTGCGTACTGGATTGATTATGAAAGTGAAGATTCTTGGGGAGGAACCAGAGTTGAAACTGGATCTCCTGCTCCTTGGCTTCTAAAAGCACATCATAAAAACACAAAGATCTTTTATGATCGTCATGAGGACTTAATAAATACACGAAGGATTATTGAAAATAGGGAATTGATTTAATGAAGATTGATTTGGATCGTTGGCAACTTGCCCAAGACACAGAATTTACACATCATCAAGATCTTAGATTGGAAGCATATAGTCATGCATCCATGATTATTGCAAAATATCTTGAGATTAACTATGAGGAAGACTTTAAGGATAAAGTAATCGTAGAAGTAGGTGGTGGACCAAGAGGATCTATCCTTCATACTAAGGGAAACTTTAAAAGAGGTATTCTGATCGAACCTCTGATTGATCGTTGGCCTGCTGAAATTAGAAAAGATTATGAGGATATTGGAGTGGAGATTATCTCTGCTGCGTATGAAGACTTGGAAATTGACGAGCAAATTGATGAGACATGGTTCTTTAATGTTATTCAGCATGTAATTGATCCTAAAGAACAATTAGAAATTGCAAAGAAAACTTCTAAAGTCATTCGTGTTTTTGAAAGTATTGGAAGTGCTGTTGATACTGCTCATCCTCATTTGATTACTGAAGAAACTTTTACCGAAGTTCTTGGTGAATTTGGTAAAGTCTTTAAGGGTGGAACTGAATCGGGATTCCACAGTGCTGATTGTTATTATGGAACATGGTATGCGTCTGATAACGTTTAGTCTTTTTGGAGATAATCCTCTTTATTGTGTTGGAGCAGTAGAAAACGCACGTCTTGCAAAAAAAATTTATCCAGATTGGATTGCAAGATTTTATGTTGCTGAGGATGTTCCTGAAGAATATGTTTCACAACTTAAGGAACATGATGCTGAGGTCTTTATCTGCCGAAGAAATAATTCTTATGATGGTTTGAACTGGAGGTTTAGACCATTTATAGATGACTGTGTAGATTTTTGGATCAGTAGAGATTGTGATAGTCGTCTGAGTTGGAGAGAACGTAGAGCAGTTGATGAATGGATGCAGTCTGATAAATCAATTCATCTGATGAGAGACTGCCACAATCATGGGTATTCTATGATGGCAGGAATGTTTGGTGTAAACAATAAGTTATTTCATGAACGGTATGGTAAAATAGATCTTGACAATCCATCTGCAAATAGAAGAGAAGATGATCAAACTGTTTTGCATAATATCATCTGGCCTTTGATTAAGTTTGATCACTTATGTCATGATCACTGGAAGAACAGTTCAATAGTTGGACAACCCACATATCAGAACGGAGATCATGTTCACTGGCAAAATGCTTATGGTGTTGGATTAATTAACTATCTTGAAAGAGAAGTATACAATCAACTTAGAGAGATTTATCCTACTAATCAGGATAGTCGTCCATTCCCAGAACATGAACCTATGAAGTATGGAATATTCGTTGGACAGATTATAGAAGCAGATGGAAAACCAAGAATCAATACCGACGTTCGTTGGGAATATGAACTGAGAGGATTATCTTATGAGTAAGTTTCATATTATTGGATCTGGTGCATGTGGATTTTTAAGGATTCATTACATTCTTAAGAATCATGTTCCAATCAAATATAAAGGTGGTGGTCCTAAGTATCAGAATAGTTTTGAAACTTGGAACGATAATGGTTTGATCTGGGACTCGGAATCTTTATCTAAAGAAGAAAGAGTTCGTAGAGTTTCCTTACATGATACTACCACTAATATTACACATTCATATCTGAAGTATGTTCCAGAGTTTCTTGAACTTCATCCTGATATGAGATTTTTATGTTTAAGGGGAAGAAGAGAACATTCAATTAGGTCTCTTGCAATTTCATGGGGATATCGTAATCCTTGTTATGTAAAAGATAGAACTCTTGGTGTAGGTCACAATCGATATGCAGTAGATCAATTTCCCAATCTGAGTGATTCTAAGGATGAGTTTGAAGCAACTCAAAGATATTGGGATGAGTATTATCAGATTGCAAATGAGATGCAGGAAAGATATCCTAACAATTTTATTATTGCAGATTCTCCAGAGTTATTTTCTAATACAGAATATCAATTATGTTTGATGGGATTTGTGGGTATTGATGTAAGTGCTAATAGTTCTCCCAAATCAATTGCCATCCCTGTTAACTTTAAGGAAGAAACAATTACAACATCACTTCATGGAGGTCTCGGAAATAATCTTTTCCAGATGGCAGAAGTAATTTCTTTCTGCAAGAAGTTTAATCTACCAGAACCAAAGTTTGGAACTTGGGATCTTCTGAACGGTGGAGGAAAGTATCCATCATCCTATAATGCAGATAGATTATTGGGTGGACATGATGGATCCCATAGGGATATTGCTTCTTGTTTTACAAACTTAAATTGGCGGGGAAATTTGCAAGCAGACTTCGATACTAAGTTTGTTGTAAATGATATGTTTAGGTTTTTTACTGCAGAAAATCTCGATTATGTGAGAGAAAAACTATCTGTAGGAACTCAAACAAAACCAAATACAGTATCACTTCATCTTAGATTTTGTACAAGACCTGCCGATGATCATGTAAATGGTTATGTTGATGATGAATTTTATGAAAAAGCTTTGACGATGATACCTCAGAATGCAGTTGTCTATATCTTCTCTGATGATAATAGAATGGCAAAAAATAAACTCAGTTGGTTCCGTCAAAACTTTAGTCAAACTTTTGAGATCTTTGTAGGTGATGCTTTCCAATCACTCAAGAAGATGGTAGAATGTGAATATCATATTTTGCATGTATCTACTTTTAGTTTCTGGTCTGCGTTCTTGGATCCAAATCAACCAAATGATAAAGTAATCTATCCAAAAGAATTTAATCAAACTCATAGTAATAATATGATTCCCTATAAAGAGTGGCAGATGATATGAATTGTATCCTTTATCTTGTAAGATCTTCAGATCAAGATGTTGAAGATTTCAATAAATCTCTAAGATTAGTAGAAGAAAATCTTATTCCATATACATCCAGTACTGATGTATTAGTATTTTGCGAAGAATCATTTGAAGATTATAAATCTAAAGTTCAAACTAATCTAAACCTTAGATATGAAACTATTGAGTTTAAAGTTCCTGATTATTCTCAAGAAATATTAGACCAGATTCCAGAGTTCTTTCCACATCCTACTCATGGGAACGGTCCAGTAGACTGGGGGCATCCAGGATTCTCTATGGGATACCGTCATATGTGTAGATTTTTTTCTGGGGAACTTTATAATAATAGTGTTATAAAAGAGTATGATTATTACTTGAGATTAGATACCGATTCCTTTATTCATACTCCACTTAACTATGATATCTTTAAGTGGGCAGAAGATGTTGGATGTTATTATGGATATATAGAACCCGCAATTCAAAAAGATAATCCAAAAGTAATTGAAGGATTGTGGCAAACAGTTAATGAACTCATTCCAGAAAACTTTATTGAAGAGGGAATGATGTTCTATACTAATTTTGAATTGGGTAAAGTATCATGGTTCTTGACAAGTGAATACATGAGATTCTATAATGAGTTGGATCAAACTGGTGGGTTTTATACCAAGAGGTGGGGTGATGCTCCAATCAAATATCTTGGAGTAAATCTTCTCATGGAACCAGAACATGTTATTCCAGTTAAAGGTTTTACATATCAGCACGGTGCAGTTTATACAGTCTAATGGATAAAAACAAATCAACATTTAAACTTAAAAACTTTGGACCCATTTATTATCTAAATCTTGATGGGCAACCAGAGAGAAGAGAGTATATGGAAAACCAGTTTAAGTACTGGGAGATTGAAAACTATACTCGTATCTCTGCATATGATGGTAGAGAAGATGATCTCAGTGATATCATCAAAGGTAGGTATCCTGAGATGATGTCTTCTGGTGAGATTGGTTGTGTTACTTCTCATCTAAAAGCTATCAAACACTGGTATGAAACTTCCGATTCTCCTTATGCAATCATTATGGAAGATGATTGTAATCTGGATCTTGTAAGGTTTTGGAACTTTACTTGGGATGATTTCTATTGTCGTATTCCTTATGATTGGGACGTAGTTCAGATCGCAATCATTTGCACAGGAGATATTCATGTCAAAGTTCATAAAAGATTTGTGAATGAATTCTCTACTGCTTGCTATATTATCACTCGTCACCATGCAGAAAAACTATTGCGACTTCATGTAAGAGGTGATAAGTATAAACTGGATAATGGTGTTAAACCAAGACCTGTTGCTGATGACCTGATTTATAATTCGGGTAATACTTATAGTGTTCCTCTTCTTCTTTATCGGATTGAATTGGGATCTTCCATTCATCCTGAGCATATTGATGCATTTCATAAAGGAAACTATGATGGTCAAATGAACTTCTGGAGTCAAAAAGGTGCTCAATTGAGTATTGATGAACTGATGGATTATGACCCTTATCTGGGTAGAGTTGTAGAAAGTTCGGCATCCCCAACAAGTACTTGACACCCTCGAAGTGATCCTTTATACTAAATAAGTACTTAAGAATTCTGTTGTAATTCTTAATCTTTGTCCTATAGTACAAACAAAACAAATCTATGAAACTCAAACAACTGATGCTTGCACCTGTTGCTCTGGGAATGGTTGCTCCTGCTGCGATGGCAGCAGATCTTAATATGAACGGGGTCAACCAATACACATCCTCAGAACAGGTTACAAGTGTCACTCAATTTTCTGATGTCCGTCCTACCGATTGGGCATACCAAGCACTCAGCAATCTTGTAGAGCGTTATGGTTGCGTTGCTGGTTATCCTAATGGCACCTTTGCCGGTGGTCGTTCGATGACTCGTTACGAAGCTGCTGCTCTCTTGAATGCTTGCTTGGATCGTGTAACTGAAGTTACTGATGAACTGAAGCGTCTGACTAATGAGTTTGCAAAAGAACTCGCAGTTCTGAAGGGTCGTGTTGATGGTCTGGAAGCACAAGTCACTACACTTGAAGCACAGCAGTTCTCTACCACTACCAAACTGCGTGGTGAAGCAAACTTTGTTCTTGGTGGTGTTGATGACTACCAGACCAAAGGTGGTGATGTAACTCACACTGCATTCAACTACGATCTGCGTCTGAACCTGGATACTTCATTCACTGGTAAGGATCTGCTTCGTACTCGTCTGCGTTCTGCTAACTTCAGTGGTGATCCTTTTGGTTCCAGTTCTTCTATCTTCAAACTGGATAAGGCAGACGGAACCACCAGTGAAGTTGGTAACAACGTAGTTATCGACCGTTTGTATTATTCATTCCCTGCGTTCAATAACACCACTACTCTAACTGCTGGTGCTATGGTTCGTAATACTGAAATCGCTTGGGTTCCTTCTGCTTATAACTCCAAGATCCTTGACTTCTTCCAAGTTGCTGGTGCTCCTGGTGTCTATAACAAGGCAACTGGTGCTGGTTTTGGTGTTCAGTATGGTAAGAAAGGTCTGGTTGCTGGTGTAAACTACGTTGCTCAAGCAGGTCAAGATAGTACCCGTGGTGAGTTTGATCGTTCTGGTGCTCTGAATACTCTTGCACAGATCGGTTATCGTGGTGATAACTATGGTATTGCATTCGGTTACCGTTATGGTACTGAGGGCACCCGTGTTCGCACCTACAACGGTCTGGATGGTGCTTCTGGTGCTCTGGTTCCAGGTCAAACTTCCAACGGTTATGCCCTGAACGCATACTGGCAACCTACTCAATCGGGTTGGGTTCCCTCCATCTCCGCAGGTTATGGTTGGAACACTGTAAGTGGTACTCCTAGTGCTGCTACCAACAGTCAGTCCTGGTTTGCTGGTCTTCAGTGGGAAGATGTATTTGCTGATGGTAATACCGCTGGTGTTGCTCTTGGACAAGCACCTACTGGTGAGAACCTTGAGAAGGCAACGATGCTTGAGATCTTCTACAAGTATCAAGTGTCTGATAACATCAGCATCACTCCTGCTATCATTTACGGAAGTGACAACCAACGTCTTGCTGGTAACTCCTCTAACTGGGGTGGTGTAATTCAAACGACATTCAAGTTCTGATTTAATTATGCTTAAGAAACTCTTATTAGGTTTAGCAATCTTGGGGGTTTCTACCCCTTCGTTTGCTCAAACATCTGTTCCTACTGGAACACTGACCTCAGTTCCTATTAGTTCAAATATTTCTTGCAGAAATAAAACAAGATCAAAATATTTTGAACTTGCTGCAACAAATATGAGTAATGCAGATGATAATGGGCAGTGGGCAATTGTTAATGGAATGCGAACCCTTGTTTGGTGTCGTAATACTGAAGCAATTATCACTGTGATTGGATTTAATCTTGATGCGATGAATGAACTTAGAGATGAGATTAAAAAGGCATTTTGATTTGATAGGCCAGAGAATCTAAATAAAATCTTACGGGGTGCTTGACACCCCTTTATTTTTGCTATATAATTGTGTAACAATTCGTAATAAAACGAAAAATGACTGTAACAAAAAATGAGTTTGGGCAAATGAACATGTGGGCAAAAGAACCATCGATGTATATGACCAAAGAAGATCTTGAACGTTATGGTATCGAACCCTATGCTGAGAAAGCGGAGAAAATGAATGGACGTTGGGCTATGGTCGGTATTGTTGCTGGGGCTATTTCTTATGCTCTCACTGGCAACCTCTTCTTTGGAGTAGTTTGATACTTGACTATGACTTCGATTATCTTTACAATAACGTCTGTTGCCTTCTTTGTTTTGTTGGCAATATCCGTTGAAAAAATTTGCGAGACTTACTAATGACCATTTTTAATGTCACTCTTCAATCTCCTGATGGCACAGAAACTACTATCGAATGTGCTGATGACCAATATATTTTGGAAGCAGCAGAAGAAGCAGGTGTTGACCTCCCTTCATCGTGTAAAGCAGGTGCTTGTTCCGCCTGTGCTGGAAAACTCATCTCTGGCACAGTCGATAATGAAGAACAATCATTCCTTGATGATGAGCAACAAGCAGAGGGTTGGGTCCTCACTTGTGTTGCTTATCCTACAAGTGATTGTGTGATTCTTACTGAGCAGGAAGAGAATCTGTGAGTGCTGGAATGCTCGGGCAGTTTAATCTTGCCCTTCAAGAACTTATAGATTCGGGTACTTGGGATCGAGATGTAGAACTAGAAGTCAAGATCGCAGGTACTTTAAAGAATGATAAGTTTATTGTTATCAAACCTATCAAAGAAAAAATGGTCTGTAACCCAGACCCAGAACTTAAACAGAAACACCCTTATCAAGGAGCAAACAAATGAACGAAAAAGCAGAACGCATTAATGGTTGGGCAGCGATGATTGGTATCGTTGCTGCTATGGGATCCTATGCCCTGACAGGTCAGATAATTCCCGGAATCTGGTGATGGAGGTTTCTATGCGTAGAGAACAATACACTATTCCTAATGTTGAATTTGTATTTCGTGAGAATGGTGAGTTTGTAACTAAGACCACCGATGATCTTTTTGCTGGCAAACGTGTAGTGATCTTCTCACTGCCTGGTGCCTTTACTCCTACCTGCAGTGCTTATCAACTGCCAGGTTTTGAGGAGAAGTATGAAGAGTTTGATGCTCTTGGTATTGATGCAATCTATTGTATTTCTGTGAACGACGCATTTGTAATGAATGCATGGGTAAAAGATCAAGGAGTTAAGAACGTACAACTTATTCCTGATGGAAATGCATATTTCACACGTTCTATGGGAATGCTTGTCACTAAGTCCAACCTTGGTTTCGGTGATAGGTCTTGGCGTTATGCTGCAGTCGTGGATAACGGAATCATCGAAAAACTATTCGTTGAAGAGGGGCAACGGGACAATGCAGACACCGACCCTTACAAAGAGACTACTCCAGAAGTGGTTCTCGAATATGTAAAATCAACTGCTCGTGAAGTAGTAACGGTCTGATTAAAGGAGGGTTTATCCCTCCTTTTTTAATAAATAGAGTGTCGCATAAATAATAACAATGAGAATAGATCTGCATAATTTCTTTAAGTTTTATGATGAGAATAACCCCAAGCATGTTGCAGCAGTAGAGCAACTTGAGGTTGACTTAGCAGAAAAAAACCCAGATTTAATGGATGACTCGGCAAACTGGGTAAAAATTTATAGAACAAAAACAGAACCAACAGTTCCTGGAGTTCTCAACGTTCCTTATTTTCCGCAGACTGATAATTACAGAGATGCAAATAGAACCTGTAATTCTTCATCCTCTGCTATGTGCTTAGAGTATTTCAAACCTGGCACTCTAGTAGGACCTAAAGGCGATGATGCCTACGTTAGAAAAGTTTTCTCGGTCGGTGATACAACTGACCACTCAGTTCAGACAAAAGTTCTGGACTCTTACGGTGTCAAATCACACTTCAGTTACAATCTTTCTTTTGCTGATCTTGATCGTGAGCTTGCCGCTGGAAGACCTGTTGTTATTGGCATTCTTCATCGGGGGACTTTATCTAATCCCACAGGCGGACACATGGTAGTTGTGATTGGTAAGAAAGGTAATGACTATGTGGTAAATGATCCATACGGTTCACTGAATGATGGATACACTGGAGCAGTAACCAACGGTAAAGGTGCTGTGTATAAGAGATCTGACCTTGAGAAAAGATGGACTCCTGATGGTCCAAAGTCTGGTTGGGGTAGAATCTTTGATATAAAAAAGTAGAATCGACATCACAAATTCCTAAGTGTGGTGTCGATTTAATTAAAGAATTTGAAGGATGTCACTTGGAATCTTATCCCGATCCTCTTACTGGTGGACTTCCAATCACTATTGGTTGGGGATCTACTCGAAAGAGAAATGGTCAACCATTCAAGTTAGGGGAAAAAATTACTCAACTTGAAGCAGATGATTTATTGGAGTATGATATTGAATCAAGATTCTTACCAGCACTCAGAAAGATACCTTATTGGAATGAAATGAATGACAACCAACGTGGAGCACTTCTATCTTTTGCTTATAATCTCGGTGCTGGCTTCTACGGTAGTAGGGGATTCAATACTATTACGACTAATCTTAGTCAGAAGAATTGGCAAGCAATCCCAGAAACCTTGAAGTTATATCGTAATCCTGGTAGTAATGTTGAGGTTGGATTGTTAAGAAGAAGAGGTGCTGAGGGTAAACTATGGAGTTCTTAACGTCCTTCTTGTTTATGAATCCAAGTTTTAAGTTCTATCAGATATTTTCTTAACATATCTGCTTTTTCTAAATGCCAAACTTCACCACTCTTGAAGTATTCTTGAGTGTGATTATCTATTGCTTTTAAGATATTATGTATTGGTGCGTTCCAAGGTTCCCGTTTGGGAGTATTCCATTCCCTTGGCATCTTGGGAAAGCAGTTTTAAATATTTAGTCGGAAACCCCTTGACAGGATTTCAACACAGTGTTATGATAAATACAACAACACGTTAAGGAATGTAACAGTTCTTTAATGTTTGCAACTCCCATTAACCGAGACCTATAGGGAGTATAAACACGTCTCTCATACCCACACTGGAGGGTGGTGTGGGAATAATATAACTGTTCGTACCCCCGAACTTTTACTTACCCTTTAACGAAAATGACAGCTTCTATTGCTTCACGTCAAAAACAATCAAATACTTGGGAACAGTTCTGCGAGTGGGTCACTTCCACCAATAATCGTTTGTATGTTGGTTGGTTTGGAACTCTTATGATTCCTACCCTGCTTGCTGCTACTGCTTGTTTCATCGTTGCATTTATTGCAGCACCTCCCGTCGATATCGACGGTATCCGTGAACCCGTTGCTGGTTCACTCATGTATGGAAACAACATCATCTCTGGTGCTGTTGTTCCTTCGTCCAACGCAATTGGACTGCACTTCTATCCCATCTGGGAAGCAAACTCACTCGATGAGTGGCTATATAATGGTGGTCCTTACCAACTGGTAGTATTCCACTTCCTGATTGGTGTCTTCTCTTACATGGGTCGTGAATGGGAACTTTCTTACCGACTTGGTATGCGTCCTTGGATTTTTGTTGCTTACAGCGCACCCGTTGCTGCTGCTACTGCAGTTTTTCTGGTCTATCCCTTCGGTCAAGGATCCTTCTCTGATGGTATGCCTCTGGGGATTTCGGGAACTTTCAACTACATGCTTGTTTTCCAGGCAGAACACAACATTCTCATGCATCCTTTCCACATGTTGGGAGTTGCTGGTGTCTTCGGTGGTTCTCTTTTCTCTGCTATGCATGGATCTCTTGTCACCTCTAGTCTCATCCGTGAGACAACAGAAGAAGTAAGTCAAAACTATGGATACAAATTTGGACAAGAAGAAGAAACCTATAACATCGTTGCCGCACACGGATACTTTGGACGACTCATCTTCCAATACGCTTCCTTTAACAACTCTCGTAGCCTACACTTCTTTTTGGCTGCTTGGCCTGTTGTTGGTATTTGGTTTGCTGCTCTTGGAGTTAGCACCATGGCGTTCAACCTGAATGGTTTCAACTTTAACCAGTCACTCCTTGATAATAATGGTCGTGTGATCAACACTTGGGCAGACATTCTTAACCGTGCTAATCTCGGTTTTGAAGTAATGCACGAGCGTAATGCTCACAACTTCCCTCTTGACCTTGCTGCTGCTGAAGTAACTCCTGTTGCTCTCACTGCACCTGCAATCGGTTGACATCTGGGTTAAAATTAGATAAAGTGGGAGGGGAAACCCTCCTTTTTTAATGATCAGTTCCGATACACCATATAAACTTGCTGAGATCATTAGAGATACTTGGCCTCAGTTATACCCACTAAATAATTTTCAAAACTTAACAAATACTATGAAGTTTACGGTTTATTCAAAAGATGGTTGTCCATATTGCACAAAAGTTCAGCAGGTGTTAGAGTTGACGAACCTGCAGCATGTGGTTTACAAATTAAATACAGACTTTACTCGTGAAGAATTTTATGCAGAATTTGGTGAGGGTTCTACTTTCCCTCAAGTAATTGTAAACGATCAACATATCGGTGGATGTACCGATACAGTCCAATATCTTAAGGAGCAAAACTTAGTTTAATGGAAACTAATTTTCACGAAGTTTACAACGATGTCGAAAAGGCAATTGATTATGCCTTTCAGGGAAAATTTGTTCTGAAATTTTATGATTATCTTAAAGTTAAAGGTGCAAGGAAAGTTGAAGTAGAAGAATTTATCGAAAGTTCAACTGCATCAAACATTAGTAATGTAGTAATGGATCTTGATGACTACCTTGAAGGTGGTCCTGATGAGATGCACAAACAACTTCGTGAAGCTTATGGTCATATCCCTAAACCAGAGGCACGAAAAATAAGAAACTATTTGTATGGCATCTTGGAGGATGCATGGAAGTATAATCATGACAAAAGGAAAGGGAGACGCAAAAAGGAAACTAAATAATTCTGAACCCGAGATCAATCGGGGTGTGGAATTATTGTTAAGAAAACGGAGGAGGAAATCTGAAGAACCAAAAACATTCCAAATGAGGTTTGGTAAGATGATTTCTCTCTTCCGTCGAGAGATACACTTATTTTTTGAATTTCATTTGGACGTTCGGAAAAAGTAACTCTCGGAGAAAGAAAAATGTTAGCAGTAACACTCACCATCGGCACTCTTGTTTCTATAATGTTCTTTTTTGTTGGTGGAGTAATTGGATGGATGGCCAAGCAACATTTCTATGAGAGCTCATATCCTGCATATACGCACCCAGAAATGTTTGATCAAAATGGAAACATAATTCCAGACGAAATTTTAGCAGTGAGATTTGAAAATGACTACGAATACGACGACGAAGAAGACGACGAGTAGGACTCGAAAGACACCTGTAAAGTCTACTTCTCAACCAAAAGAAATTAAAAAACTTCCTCCTAATCCTTTTATGAATGAGATCCTTGATCTTGTTCATGAACAAAAAACAGATGAGGATAAAGTTAATGTTCTGAGGCAATACGAAACTGACGCACTTAAGTCACTTTTGATTTGGAACTATGATGATACTGTAGTTTCTCTTCTTCCTGAAGGTGAAGTTCCTTATCGTCCTAATGAAAATCCACTTGGAACTGATCACTCATCTCTGCGTAGAGACTATAAGAATCTCTATAACTTTGTGAAAGGTGGTAATGATTCCCTTTCAAAAGTTCGTAGGGAAACAATTTTTATTCAAATTCTTGAATCTCTTCATCCTCTTGAGGCAGATATTCTTGTTCTTGTGAAGGATAAGAACTTGGAGAATAAATACGATATCACATTTGATATTGTGAAAGAAGCATATCCTGATATTCAGTGGGGTAATCGTTCGTGAGTGTAGTTGCGGAGAAAGTTATGGCAGATTTAAAGAAAGAAAACACAAGATATCTGCCTCATGAATATGGATGTGAAATCCTTTTTGAAAGAGCAACTATGGTTCAGGCAAAAGATTCATCACTTCCGAACGACGCATACCTTATTTGGTATAAAGTCGATGGTGAAACTTTTATGGATGTAACTCGTTGTAGAAAGAGAGTTGATTTATTTGATTTCTATTACGACAAGTATGGTCCAGGAGCAGTTCGTAAGATTGATTTTGGATACGGAAGAGTCAACCCAAAACTGTGGGGATATAAAGCACCAGAGAAAAAGAAAAAGAGATGAGTGAAGGATTTAGTGAAGAAAAGATTGAAGTAGCAATCAACAAAGATGAGGTAAAGAATCTTCTTAAAAAATATAAGAAGGTAAAAAAATATATGCGGTCTCCAGTATTCACTGTCAAAAAGTTGGATGGAACTGAGAAGATTGTCAGTGAACTACTGAAGGACGTAGAAAATGGGTAAGCATTATCTTTTAAATCTTTATGGATGTTCCTTTGTCCTTTTGGATGATGAGAAATGTCTTATTGACTTGTTAGAAAATGCTGCTGTTGCTAGTGGTGCAACTGTGGTTCAGACTATCTCAAAAAAGTTTGAACCACAGGGTGTCACTGTGATTTGTTTATTATCAGAAAGTCATATTAGCATTCATACTTGGCCTGAAGAGGGAAAGGCAGCAGTTGATGTTTATACTTGCGGTGATTGCAACCCAAAAATTGGTTGTGATGTCATCATTCAACAACTTTATGCTCAAGATCATACACTAAGTTATATTGAGCGGTAACTAAATACACTATATCTGGAGAAGTATATGCTCTCTACTCAGTATCGTTTACGCCTTGAAGCAATATGTGAACGTATTGTAAAAGGTGAATCTGTAGAGTTAAGTGAAATGATATGGGCAGAAAAACTTGCCAAATCAAATCGTTCTGCTGCAACTATTCTAAGACAAGCAAGAAGACGTGCTGCGAATCCTGATATGCAGGAAGATAGTCTTGATGGTTTTATGAATGCTTTAGATCTTGGAGATCCTGATCCATCAAACCATAGAACAGGATTTAATGGTGCCGATGATATTATTGACTTCTTCACTGGAGATAAACCAGATGATTGGAGACAGAGAGATTAAACGGTAACAAAAAATACAAAAAATAATTTCTATATAAAGCACGTTCATCCTAAGGGACGGAAGTAGGGAAACCGAAGGAACGCACTTTACACACAGTAAAGGAGCAAACCTAATGTCTAAAGTAGTATATCGTGGTGTAGAATATGATACTCAAAAACGTCTTGAGTATCAGCAGCAGATGATGCAGCAACCCCAACAATACAACGAAACCTATCGTGGTGTTAAGTTTGTAAAGGAGGGTCATAAGTGATGAAGAAACTTAACGTACTTCAACTCATTAAAGAGCAGAAGCAAAAAGAAGATCGTCGTCGTAAAGCATCTCTTGCCACTTTGTTGGCATCAAAATAATATTAGAGGGGTCTTGACACCCCTCTTTTTTTTGTTTATAATTACCTTTGTGGAGGTTCATGAGATGGACAAAGAAAAACTTAAGCTAATCATAAGGAATCTGGAATCTCTTGTTGACTGTTTGAAGTCAGAAGTGTATTCTGATACTGATTCCTACCTAAACTATGAGGACGTTGCTCCTCACCTTACCGACTACGATGAGATCTTTGATGACGATGATGGATACCCAGATTGAAGAATTTGAGTTTATGAAACCAGAAGTAAAACTCATAAGTGTTACACCAGATGCAGAGAAGCATATGGCTTACTGTGCTCGTGTAAGTAATCCTGCCAA